GTAAAGACCCAGTCCACCTGATCGGAGGCTGAAGCATGACGGAACCTTCTGTGGAATACATAGAGGCGGTCCGTCAGGCTCTCCGCATAAGCCACATCTACCTTGACGAAGAGATCCGGGATCTGATTCAGGCGGCGCGGGCTGACCTCCGCCTGATCGGGATTCTTGAGAGCAAGACGGACGATGAGAGCGACCCGCTTATCCGGCGAGCTGTCATCGTCTACGTCAAGGCGGAGTTCGGCCTTGATAACGGCGACAGCGTGAAGTACCGCGAGAGCTACGAGATGCTTAAACGGCACCTCGCGCTCTCCGACGCTTACACGGTCGCGGAAGAGGCAGGTGTCTGACGATGTGGCGGGACCTGATCTGTTTATGCAAAGAGTCTGAGCAGCTTGACAGCCTCGGCAAACCGTATAAGACGTTCACAAAGCGGACGGTGTTCTGCGACGAGCGCGGGGTCAAGCGGAACGAGTTCTATCAGGCGTCCGGGCAGGGCTACCGGCCCGAACTCTGCGTCGTCATCCGCGCCGTGGATTACGAGCGCGAGATGCACGTGGAGTACAGGGAGCGCCCGTACCGGGTGATACGCACGTACCCGGTGGCGAACGAGTGTCTTGAGCTTATATGCCAGGCATTCAACAACGACGATTGAGAGGTGGACCATGTACGCGACCACGACATTTATCGCGACGCTGCGCGACGCCATCAACGAGATCGTCCCCACCTACTACGAGGAAGCGCCGAGCAAAAACGCGGTCTTCCCGTTCGCGGTCATCACCGGGCTGAACATCCGCGACCTCGATCAGGGTGACGAGGTTACGTTTTACCTTGAGCTCTGGGCGGACGAGAAGGCCCCGGACGCCACCGTGACGCTTGAGACGCTCTGCGACACTCTGCGAAACCGGCTGACCAACGCGGTCATCGGCGAGACGGGGACGTTCGCGGCGCATATCGGCTTTGAGCGGCAGCGGACTATACAGGACAATGAATTCGACATCGCGCACAGGCGGCTGGAGCTGTCGGCGCGAATTTTTTACAACTAAAGGAGTAAACTATGGTTACAAACCTTACCACTCAGCAGATAGAAGCGATCCAGATCGACGAGGGGTTGATAGTCCTTAACTTCGGAGAGTCTTCGCAGGAAGTCCTCGCGCCTACCAGAGGCGGCGGCGAGTTCAGCGCGACCGCGACCATAAGGGACATCGAGTTCGACGGCAGGCACGGCAAGACCGCCGGTATGCAGGTCATCGAGGAGCAGGCCGCGTCCCTCAAGGTGAAGGCGCTCTCCATGACGCAGGAACGCCTCGCGTCCATGATCCCCTGCGCGACGGTCGATACTGCATCCGGGAAAAACAACGTCATCAAGAACCCCGGCACCGGTTACATCCCCGTAGCGGGCAACTATGTCGACAACGTCACGATGTTCTGCAAGACCATCGGCGGGAAGTATAAGAAGATCCAGCTCTTTAACGTCATGCACGAAGGCGGCCTGAACGTAAAGGCCGTGCAGAAGGCTGAGGGCGAAATGGAGCTTGAGTTCATGGCGCATTATGAGCACACCGACCTTGACGGCGCTCTGTGGCAGATCGAGGAGCTCGCCGCCATGCCGACCATAACCGGCTACAACGACACCTGACGGAGGACAAACAATGATAACACTGGAAATGGCGCCCAGACTCATGAACATAATCGGACGGATCGACGTGAAACCGGTGCTGGAGAAGCTCCGCGACCTCGATCTGGGTGAGCTGAGCGGCGGGAAGCTGTCAAAAGAGCAGATCGGCATACTTACGATGGAGATCATCGCCGATCTGACGCCGCAGCTCCCGCAGATCGCCGACGACATAATCCCGCTGGTCGCGCTTTATAAGGACATCACGGAAGATGAGGCGGCGAAGCTGGACCTCGCGGAAGTGATAAACGACGTCGTGAACGACGACGCGATCCGGAATTTTTTCGGCGTGGCCTTGCGCCGGAAGGTCGCGCAAGGTGCCTGAACCTGATACACAAATACTACGACTGGCAGCTCGTCAAGGACCTTCCCCTGCGTTCTCTTGACGAGCTGCTTTCTTTTGCAGAGGCCGAAGAGGCGCGCATCAGACGCGAGGAGACCGAGAAACAGCTCCGCCCGCTCTGGATCGCCAACTGGGCGATCTCACGTCTGAACGGCGGGACCGGGGATATTAGCTACGAGGACTTTTTAAAAGAGATATTCGAGCAGCCGACGCCGAAACCGTCAAACAGGTCTCCGGAGGACATAATGAAAGAGTTCATGCCGTTCGTGGAAGCTGAACGCGCTAAAGGGGGCGACTAAATGGCAAGCATCTTTTCGCTTTTCGGCGAAATACTCATAGACAACACAAACGCGAACAAACAGATCGACACGACCACCGACAAAGCTGAGAAAAGCGGGTCGAAGGTCGGCTCCGCGTTCTCCAGCATAGCGAAGGGCGCGGCGGCGGTCGGTACTGCCGTCGTGAGCGGCGCTGCCGCGGTCGGCACAAGCGCCTTCAAGATGGCGACGGACACCGCCGGAGCCGCTGATGAGGTCGACAAGATGAGCCAGAAGCTCGGCATGTCGCGTCAGTCGTACCAGGAGTGGGACTACGTCATGTCGCAGGCCGGTGTCGACGTCAACAGCCTACAGAGCGGCGTCAAGACGCTGACCAACAAGCTGGACGACGCGAAGAACGGCTCGGCGGGTGCGACGGAGGCCTTCTCCAAGCTGGGGCTCTCGACGGAGCAGCTCCAGAACATGAGCCGCGAGGAAGTGTTCGACGCGACGATCAAGGCCCTTCAGCAAATGCCCGACAGCGCGGAACGCGCCGCGCTCGCGAATGATCTGTTGGGCAAGAGCGGTCAGAACCTGACGCCGCTGTTCAACGAGACGGCGGAAAGCACGGAAGCGCTGAAGCAGAAGGCGCACGACCTCGGCATGGTCATGAGCGACGACACGGTCGACGCCGGAGTCAAGTTCACCGACACTATAGACACGATCAAGCGCAGTTTTCAGGGCATGATGAACCGGCTGGGCGGTACTGTCCTCCCGCTGGTACAGAAGGTCCTTGAGTTCATCGAGAGCAAGATCCCGACGATACAGGAGCTATTCACTCGCTTCGCGCCGCTTCTGGGCGACGTGTTTGAGACGCTCCTGCCTCCGCTGTTCGATATGGTCGATACGCTTTTGCCGGCGATTTTTGACCTTATCGAGGCGCTGCTCCCGGTCCTGAAGACCGCGATCGAGACCATCCTGCCGGTCATACTTCAGTTTGTGACGTCGCTGACGCCGGTACTGACGCAGATCGTCACGATGGTACTCCCGGTCGCCGTCAACCTGATCGGGGCTCTCATGCCCGCACTGTCGGAGATAATATCCGCCATCCTGCCGGTGCTCGGTGATCTGATCGCCAAGCTCCTGCCGCCGGTCATCCAGATAATCGAGACGATCCTGCCGACGGTCATTGACCTGATAAATACGATAATCCCTCTCGCGGTGGAGATAATAAACGCGATCCTGCCGGTGCTCATGTCACTGCTCGACCTGCTGACTCCGCTGCTCCAGCCGGTCTTTGACCTGCTTGAGGCGGTCCTGTCGCCGCTGATGGACATCATCAAGTTGCTTCTGCCTCCGCTCATCAAGCTGATTACTCAGATTACGCAGACAGTTCTTCCGCCTCTCCAGAAGGCGTTCACGGCTGTGGCGAATATCCTGAGCGGCATGTTCTCCAATGCTTTTGAGTACATCGGCAAGCAGATGAACAATATCAAGGGCATTTTTGAGGGCGTCGTTGAGTTCGTCAAGGGCGTTTTCACCGGGAACTGGCGTCAGGCGTGGGACGGTCTCAAAACCATCTTCACGAACGTCTGGAACGGCATAAAAGAGGCGTTCAAAGCGCCGATAAACTTCATCATAGACGGCATAAACGGTCTTATAAGCGGGCTGAACGGCCTGCAGATACCGGACTGGGTGCCGGTGATCGGCGGTCAGCACCTCAATATCCCGACGCTGCCGCGTCTGCGCGTGGGTATTGATTACGTTCCTTACGACGAGTTCCCCGCGCTTCTGCACCGTGGCGAGCAGGTGCTTACCGCCAGAGAGGCGGAGCAGTACCACGCCACGAAGTCACAGGAGCAGCCCAGACCGGCTCCGGTCGTCAATATCACCATCGGCGAGCGCGCCATCTGGATCGAGCGGCTTGACGGGCGCGACGAGAAGGATATCGGGGCGTTTGTCGATACGCTGCTTGAGATCATGGACGAGAAGATCGCAAGGAAAGGAGCCGTATTCGCATGAGCACGCAGACCTTCCCTTATTTCACCTTTGACGGCGTAAAGTCCCTTGACAAGGGACTTTACATCAAGACCACCAACACGCTCGACAGCGCCGCGCGTGACGTGACGCGGGTCAGCGTTCCCGGACGCAGCGGGGATCTGATCCTTGACAACGGGCGGTATAAGAATTTCCCGTTAAGATACGAATGCTCCTTGCTTGATACCACCTCCGCAAAGTTCGGCCAGCTCGCGGGCGCGCTCCGCGACTGGCTGACACGGCGGTACGGGTACTACGAGCTGACGGACTCTTACCGTAAAGGCTATATCCGGCTCGCGTCGTTCAAGGAAGGCGTCGCCATCGACAAACAGCTTGACATGCTGGGCGAGGTGACGCTTGAGTTCGACTGCAAGCCGTTTTTATACCTGACGTCGGGGCTGGAGACGCAGACCTTCCTTGCGCCGTCGACCTCGCCGCTTAATCCGATGACCATCTACAACCCGTCGAACTACCGGAGCAAGCCGATAATCAAGGTCTCCGGCAGCGGGGCGGTCACGTTCACGCTGAATACAAGCGTATTTTATCTGACTGTCAACGGGGCTCTGACGATCGACTCCGAGCTGATGGAGGTCTACGAGGGGACGAGCACGCCTGCCAACAGCAAGATGGTCGCGCCGTCTTACCCGGAGCTCCGGACCGGTCCGAACTTCTTCTACGTCGGCGGGACGGGGGCGGTCACCAGCATTGAGATCACGCCGAGGTGGTGTACGTTATGATCCCGGTATTATTCGCAAAAGACGCGACAGAGTTCGTCTCCAACGGTCTGGGCTTTATGGCCGACGCCACGAAGGCGCATGTCACGGAGGTACGCAACGGCATATACGAGTTTGAGATGCAGTACCCGCTCACCGGGGCGCGTTACGGCTCCATTGAGAACGGCTGCATCATCAAGGCGAAAGTCTGCGACGAGACCGGCAGCGACGCGCTGCAGCTCTTCCGCATATACGACATCTCGCGCCCGCTGAACGGGATTGTGACCATCAAGGCCGCGCACATCTCCTACGATCTGAACGGCTGTCAGCTCAAACAGCTTGTGACGTCCGGGACGGCGATGCAGGCTCTCGGCGTCGCTCTGACGGGGACGGACTTCACCGCGTATTCCGATATCGAGACGCTTAACAACGTCAACATCAAGGACCCGTGCAGCGTCCGCGCCGTGCTCGGAGGGATGCAGGGCTCGCTCCTCGACGTTTACGGCGGGGAGTATGAGTTTGATAACTTCACCATCAAGCTATGGCAGAGCCGCGGATCAAACCGCGACGTCACGGTGGAATACGGCAAAAACCTCACCTCCCTTACTCAGGGCGACAGCATCGAGAGCGCGTGGACGCACGTCATGCCGTTCGCAAAGTACGACACGACGGACGAATACGGCAATAATACCACCGTCTACGTCTATATCGAGGGCGACCGGATCGCGGTCCCGAACGCTCCGGCGCTTGGGTATGAACGGACGATGCTGGTCGACCTGTCGAGCAAGTTCGGCGAGAACACCAGACCGACGCCGGAGACGCTGCTGGCCGCCGCGCAGTCATACGTCGCGGGGCATACGTTCGGACCGTCTGTCAATCTGAAGATATCGTTTGTCCAGCTGTGGCAGACGGAAGAATATAAAGACATCGCGCCGCTTGAGCGCGTGAAGCTCTGCGACACGGTGACGGTCAAGTTCCCGGCTCTGGGCGTGACGTCCACGGCGAAGGTCATCAAGACCGTTTATGACTGCATAGCGGAGAAATACGTCAGCATGGAGCTCGGCAACCCGAAGTCCTCCCTCGCCGATACCGTGCTTGAACAGTCTGCGGAGATCAAGGACGTCGCGAAGGATATTGACGCGAAGATCTCCGCGTCGACAGCCGCCTGGCATAAAGCCATCGACGACGCCACCGATCTTATCACCGGCGCGGACGGCGGTCACGTCCGGATCATGCAGAACGAGAACGGGCTGCCGACCGAGCTACTGATAATGGACGAGCCGGACGTCGCGGAAGCCACGAAGCTCTGGCGGTGGAATCTGGGCGGGCTCGGCTACTCCTCGGACGGGTACGACGGTCCGTATGGCACCGCCATCACGATGGACGGTCAGATCGTCGCGGACTACATCACCACCGGGACGCTGACGGCGAATCTGATCCGTGCCGGAACGATTCAAGACGTCAACGCGATAAATCTGTGGAACCTTGAGACCGGCGACTTCCGGTTCAAGAACGACCTGTTCCAGTTCGACAGCACCGGCTCGGTGTGGTACAAGGTCACGTCCGGGACGCAGCACCCGCTCACAAAGATGGACGCGACCGGGACCACCTACTACGACGGCGAGGGGGCGATGTCGGACCTGACCGACCCGGACAGTCTGCACATCGTCGGTCATATCGGCGTTGAGTCGATAGACTGGTATCAGATCGCGACGCACCCGTGGGGGACTGACGACAACAAAAAAACGCAGAAGGTCAAGATTGACCCGACGGGCGCGACCGTTTACGGCTCGACGACTATGCCGTATTACCTCCAGTCGTCGACACCCGTTGCGACTGACAACCCCGCGCAGGTCGTGCTTCCTCGCGTCAAGCTCGACGATGACGGCGTCGTTATCTACGCGCAGCAGCCGACGGGGCAGTACCGGTTCTGGACCGGTACCGACGCGGAACCGCTGGTCACGATGAAAGTGGGACTGTCAGACGGTCCGACCGGCGGTATTGATTTTTACATGCTCAATACGGCGGCGACCGTCGGCGGATATAAGATATTTGACAGCAGCGACAAGGTCGCCACGCTGGAATATGGCGAGATCGGATTTCTCAACAGCACATTAAGCGGCGCGGGCTTGCACTCCATCGGGTCGGCATGGGTCGGCTTGTTTGGTGGCACCGCCGGCGCTGACAACCGCGACCAGCATATCGCAATCACACAGGGGGCTGTGAGCATCCTTGCGTCAGATATCCACATCGGAGACGCGCAGCCTATAACGGCGACACCGGCAACCAGCGTCACGATCGGCGGCAGCGCCGTCACGATCGGCTCCCCGACAACGATAACCGGGGCGCTCACTTTGCAGGCAGGGCTGTCAGTCGCAACAAACAGCGTAATCGCCGGGACGCTGACCGTCAACGAGGTCATAGCCACCAGCGCGAGTATCAGCAGCATGACCGGCAACGTGTCCATGTCGAACAATCTGACCGTCGGCGGGACGCTCGGCGTGACCGGGAACGCGACCTTCAGCGGCGGCCTCACCGTGGGGACAGCCGTCGCAGACAACGTCTTTCCGACTAATTCGGGGCAGCTCTGGCTCGGAATCAGCTCGAATATGCTATTGCTCAACGACTCCCGCACAAATTACAACACGATGGCGGGCACGCTGGACATGGCGAACAACCAGATCATAAACGCTAACATCAACGGCGGGTCGGACGCCAGACTCAAGACTCACATCAAAAACGCAACGACGGACGCTCTGAAGGCGCTGACGGGCGCGGACCTCAAGTCGTTCGACTGGCTCTGCGATAACCGGCACGTCGACGCCGGTCTGATCGCCCAGCAGCTCCGGGAAGTGGCTCCGGGGCTGGTCATCGAGGACAAGCTCGGCAGGCTGTCGATAGATATGATGGGGCTCGTGGGCTACTGCGTCAAGGCGATCCAGCAGCTCGCGGAGCGCACCGGCTACGACGCCGCGAAAACAGAGTGGAAAGACCCGTTCACAATGGCGCAGAAACGCGCCTTCATAAAAAAAACAGGGGGAAGTATCGCAAATGGATAATTTAAGCGTCCACATGGAACGCACGCGTCTGGCGCTCGTACAGGCCGTCAACGGCGTTCTGAACGAGAGCAAGCTGCCCGCGTACCTGCTTGAGGGGATCGTGGAAGGCATTCTCGCGGATATCAGACGCCAGAAGAACGCGGAGCTTGTCGCGGCGCTCCAGCAGAGCGCGGACAAGACCGATGACAAGGAGGCAAGTGATGGCAACGCTCCAGTATAAATATGACCTCGATATGGGACCGAGGAAGCGTTTTCCGACCATCGTCAAGCTCAGCCAGTACGACGAGGACTTTGAGCTTGTGTTCCGGCTCCACTCCGAAGACGGCGCGCTCGACGTCAGAAACGAGACCGTCGGCACCGTGGTACACGTGACCACCGCCGAGATCAGAGGCACGAAGTCTGACGGCAACGGTTACTCCGCGTCCTGCGACGTCGGCGCGGACACTGACGGGACGCCGACGGTGACGTTCGTCAGCAAGGATCACATCTCTGTCGATGGCGACAAGCACGCCCAGCAGATGACCGCCGTCGCCGGGAAGACGCCGTTCGAGCTGACTCTGTACCACTCCGAGACGGAAAGCGGCGAGACGACGACCAGGATCATCAGCACCGGCAACTTCCTGCTTGAGGTGGAGCGCGCCCCGCTGGACCTTGACACGCTGCCTTCCGACTCCGTGATCCGCGAGCTGTACGAGATCGACGACCACATTGACGATATCATCGACGCGGCGGACACGATACTGAACGCGATAGACCCGACGCTGAGCGTTGAAGGCGCGGCGGCAGAGGCGTCAGTAGTCGGATCGTATCTGAATGACAATCAGATTATTGCAACCGAACAGGACCAGAAAGACTATAACCTCATCACAACTCCGGGCAAGTATATCAACGGCACGGCTGTGTCCGTTGCAAACACATTAAATAAGCCGACCGGCATGACTGCTCCGCACAAGCTTTATGTCATAAAGCAGACAAACGCTCAGCGCATATCGCAGATCATACTGTCCAACACAACTGATCCCGGCGTGCGTATCTACAAGCGTTTCGGCTCAAGGTCCGGCTCTGCTCCTAATTACACTTGGTCGTGGAGCGCGTGGAATGAGATAATGGATTACACGACTGCCATTGACGCAACGCTGACACAATCAGGCAAAGCGGCAGACGCGGCGACCGTGGGCGCGTCTCTTAACGAAACGCAGATTGTTTCAACAGAATCCAACCCGAAAGACTACAATGATTACACCGTTCCCGGTAAATACTGGAACGGTACAACGGCTTCGGTCGGTTATACGCTGAATAAACCGTCTCAGATGACATCAGCTCCTCACAAGCTGTATGTAATCAAGCTGACCACTTCACAGAACAATCTGCGAATAGCTCAGGTTATTCTTGCAAACACGAGTAGTCCGTCCGTCAGGATGTTCAAACGGTATGGCACGCAGAACGGCGAAACGTGGACTTGGTACGACTGGAATGAAGTGGTTGACGATATCACTCTTGCCACGACTATTGACGCCATAGAGACTGAAATAGCCGAAGCGAGCGAGACTTATACTGTATTACCTGCGGCTGATTTTCTGCGTGGACAAATCGACTACACCGATGGAGAGCGGAAAAGCACTTTGTTATATCGTATCTCCACTCCCGATATCCACGAAGCGGCGACCGACCTGTTCTTAAAGCCCGCTCCGGGGTATGTAATATGGGTTTATTACTTTGTCAACGGTGTCTATCAGGCGGTTTCGTCAGAGAACGCTCCAAGAATACCCATAACGGGCGTAACGATAAAAAAAGGTCAGCAGTATAAAATCTCCATAGGCAAGGAAGGCTCGACCGAACAGCCCGACATTGACGAACGCCACGACAAGGCTCATTTCTTCAACCCCGTGCAGAAGCAGGTTGCGGAACCCGAACGGGTCAACAGCGACTATTATTCCGTTCTTCCCGTTACAGACTTTAGAAACGGAAGAATTAACCATGAAACAGGCGCGTGGGTCTCCGGCTCTTATGTTTATAGGATATCTACTCCCGACATACACGAAGCACCTTGCGACCTGTTGCTGAAGCCTGCGGTGGATTATGTGGTGTGGGTCTACTATTTCACTGAGGGCGCATATCAGGCGGCGGCGTCGGAAAATGCGGCGAAAGTTCCCGAAGTCGGCGTGATATTGCCTAAAGGTCAGCAGTACAAGATATCCATCGGCAAAGAAGGGACGACGGGTGCCGCTGATATCAACGAAAGGTACGACAAGGCACACTTCTTTAATCCTGTTCAGAAAGCGGCAGACGCACTACTGCCGAAGTATTCATCTGTTGACTTTGGTATCGTTCCGGGCGGGAACTTTTACCACGGCGTCGATGAAGTGTGCGACGCATTCCCGTTCGGCGGTGTAACACCGACACCGATAACGGCAACGGCGGGAACGCACTACGACCTTAACAGTCTGACGACCACGGGGATTTACAGCGTGGCGGCAGAGGTCGCTCCTTATGTAGACAACGCACCGTCAGAAGTTGCAAGTACCGCGTTTAAGGTGGTCTATCTGCCTATTGAAGAACCGGGCAGACCAACACTCATAGGCAGGCAGTACATCATCACGGATGACACTGTTCGCCCGTATGCGATGCGGAACAGGTTTACAGGTAACTGGGGCGGATGGAAAAGCGATGATACCATCGTTCCGATGATGTACGACGCCACGCCCGAACAGGTTTACGCACAGTTCCACGCTCTTGCGTCTGCTCACTCGGATTATATTGAGGAGTATCAGTACACAGACGGCGGTAACGGAAACATAGGAACTTGGTCACAGGTTGCGGCGGGCAGTGCTGTATCAGATGTAATGTCCACGGCTTACGGGTATGTTTTGACACCGAACAGAGCGGTGATGAGTAATGCACCCACCGACAAGAAGCTGCCGACGCTGTTCATAATCTCCGGCTCTCACGGTTACGAAAAAGCGTCCGTGTTCTCACTGTATTATCTGCTCAAACACATTATTGAGAACACGGTCGAAAGTCCCGTATTGAGATATCTTCGCCGTCATTGCCGTATCGTTGTAATGCCGTGCATTAATCCTTACGGATTTTATCACAAGACATATACCAACGGTCCTGTCGGTGACGCTGATACGCCGGAGTCAGAGTGGGGCGTAAACCTTAACAGGAATTGGGATTGCAAGAATTGGGTGCAGTGGGACGCAACTAATCCGATATTTTGGGACGCAAGCGACAACGTGGACTACAAACAGTACACCGGGACAAATCCGTTCAGCGAGTGGGAAACAAGAGCCGTTCGTGACCTGTTTGATATTTACAAGGATAATATCGTCTTTGCGATGGACTATCACACCTGCGGCAGAACTTGGTCGGATATGGAGGAGAAGTGGCGAAATGTAAACAACATCCTGTTCACTCCCGACGCAAGAACAGAAGCCGATAAGCTTCAGAACGCTTCAAGCTACCACATAGCTGATGTTACGGCAGAATTTATCGAGCAGTTCAATCTTGGTTTTGACCCGACATTGCCGGAGTGGAGCCCTCCCCGTTGTGGTACGATAATGGCGGGAGCGTCACACACTGTCAACACCGCAAAAGACTTCTTTGACTTGCGTGATGTCCTCGGATGTACCTTCGAGACATTCCCGTCGTTTAAGTACACGGGCGAGGGTACACAGCCGAACGGCGGCGGGTATTCCTCCGATGTCATCAGGGCAAGTGAGGAACTTATATCCAACTACTTAATCACGGTACTTAGCTACTTAAAGGGGTGAGTTTATGGACTGGAAACGCAAGTTAACGAGCCGCAAGTTTTGGGCGGCGGTGGTATCGTTCGTGACGATGTTGCTGATATTTCTCGGCAAGGACGCCGGCACGACGGAGCAGGTCGCCGCTCTGATAATGGCGGGGGCGTCGCTGATTGCTTATGTCATCGGTGAGGGACTGGCAGATAGCGGAGGTGGCAAATGAAACAGTACACAGACGCGCCGATTACCTTTACGGTCGAGGGTGTGGATATGACGCAGGTTACACAGCCGCACGTCACGTTCCGTCAGGGTGACACCGTGGTAGACGTGACAGACTTGAACATCCTTGACGCGGGCAACTTCGCCCTCACGCTGACACAGGCGGAAACGTCGCGTTTTCGTGCGGGTGCGGTTATGATACAGCTCAACTTCTTCGACACCAATGGCAAGCGGTGCGCGTCGGATATCGCCACGGTGGACGCGGAGCTGAACATACTGAAGCGGGTGATTACCGATGGCGATTAAACTGACAGTATCACAGCCCGCTCCCGTTCGTCTGTCTTACGTTGAAGCGGCTATTAAGCCGGAGGTCACGGGACACGTCACGCCGACCTATGAGGAACAGACGGTCTATCCAACGGCGGGGACGACGTTCGGGCGGGTGGAGGTTGACCCGATACCCGACCCGACGGCGGTCAAAGAAATCGGCTCCAATGGCGACCACGATGTACGCAGGTACGGAGTGGCGAGGGTGGATGTTCAGCCGACCTTGCAAAGCAAGACCGCCACACCGACCGAACAGGCACAGACCGTCCTGCCCGACAGTGGCTACGACGGGCTTGAGAGCGTCAATATCGCACGAATACCGACAGAGTATATAATCCCTACTGGCACAAAAAATATCTCACAGAATGGCACAGAGAGCGTCAGAGAGTACGACAGCGTTAATGTCAGCGTCGAACCGACCTTGCAGGACAAGACCATTGTGCCGACGAAGCAGACGCAGACCGTTAATGCCGACAGCGGTTATGATGGGCTTGATATCGTTGAAGTTGAGCCGATACCGTCAGAGTACATTATTCCACAGGGTAAGACAACCATAACGCAGAATGGGACGGTCGATGTTTCGCAGTATGCTGAAACGGAAGTTGATGTTAAATCCGACCCCGACATAGGCTTTGTATTTGAGGACTTCAACGCAAGCGGTCAGCCGTCTACCTTGCGAACGGTGGGGATGACAAGTTTGCCGAGTTGGTGCTTCTATAATTTCACGGCAAACCGATATGGCAGACCGTGGGCATTTCTAAATCTTACAAAGTTCATCATTAACGAGGGCGTTACAACAATAGGCGATTATGCGTTTCGTGACATCTTGTCGAACATTGAGGTCTACTTCCCGTCAACGGTGTCAACAATATCGGGCTATCTTTTTGCTTCGACGCCTGTAATGCTGATGGATTTTTCAAAATGCAGAGC